AGAACCAGCCATGGCCGCCAGCGGCTCATGGTCCGCGCAGCATGCGCAGCGGCGCGCTGGCGCAGCAGCGCGGTCGAGGGGAAACCGTGCATCACGCCACCTGCCGGGTTGCGGTCTGGCGTGCGAGGTCGCGTGCCGCGCGCCAGTGGGCGCTGATCTCGTCACTGGTGAAATCGATGCCCAGCGAATCCTCGTCGACCGTCTGGCCATTGGCCGCGAGCGCGTTCATGCGGTCGGCCATGCGCTCGACCAGCTGGGCGCGGGTTTCGGGCTGGGTCTTACGGGCGGCGGCAAGGTGTGCGGAAATCATGGCTATGCGCTCCTGTTGAGAGAGGAAAAACTGGCGGCTGTGAATTGTGGGGGAGAGCGGCGCTTTCCCGTTAAGGGACGAGGCAGCGCGGCGCAGAGTGCGCGGAGCCGGGCGATTCGCAGTCGCGCCGGCCCCGCTAAACCCCTCAAACGCTGAAAGGACGCGAGGAGCTATGACGACAGATTTTGAGATGGATGCCGCGGGGAACATCAGACTGTTCCCTTTGACCGGCTATGGCCTAGCGCCCGTTGCCGGCATGATGTGCCTGCTGAAGCTGGATTATGCGACTGATCCGAAGGAATGGCCGCCAGAAACGGTGCAATCTGTTCAGCTGGGAGTTCTACCCGCAGCTGCTCGCGAACTTGGCCAGGCGCTATTGAGAATGGCAGATCGGCTAGAGCAGCCGGATCAAATCGCCGTTCCTCAATGATCATCGCTCTCTCCGTTTCCAATTGGCCGCGCTGTCGGGGGATCAGCGCGGCCTGGGGGTTGTCCAGCTGACGAAACACAAGGGGAGCTGGCGGAGAGAAAGTTGCACACAATGCAACATTCGTCAATCTAGCAAATTGCAAAAGTTGCAACTCTATAGTTGCGACCAAAGCATCGTCCCTGCTTTTGAAGGGCGATTCGATTATCTTATCGCTGATTGGGTGGAGCTAGGATCTGGCTCGTCGCATACGCGAACTGTGGCTGCGGCCTTTGGGAGCAAGAACGAAATAATTGATTTCGGTGTATTTTCCGTCGCGGTAGATATTTCTGAGTTGGCTGGCGATGGGGATGCCTTTGGACAGGAATTCCTCGTGCAGCTCTTGCGCGAGTTCCCATCGAACGCAGCCGATATGCCACTCATTCAGCCATTTGGAGCGAAGCCACGGCTTGACTTCGCATTGCCCGAAGATGGCAATCGCGTTTGGATCGTTGGGATTGTCGGCCTGCGGCGCCAGCGCCACACCATAAGAAAGATGCTTTGCACCGGCGACGGCCACGGCGGCGCAAAATGCCTGAACATTGGCTTCGCGATACTGGAGGCCGTAGACCTCTTCCAGCAAGGTCGCCTGGACCTATTCCCCCGGTGGTCTCAGTCCATTCTCGCCGTAGCGAATATAGCCCATCTATCCATCGGTTCCGGTTCTGGATGTCTCGAACATCAACTTCAGCATCTTGATCGCCTGCTCGCGCTGCTCTTCACTTTTGTCCTGGAAGAAGCGGGTGAGCCAGTCGTCGTCAGGATGGCGAAACAGACCGTGCACGTCTGTATTGAACAGTTCCGCCAGCTTTTCGAGATACTCTGGCTTCGGGACGGTGCCGTCAAACCAGCGCGAGACGAGGCCTTTATCAGCTCCTATCTTCCGCGAAATGTCAGCTTGAATGAGCCCGCGCTTGTCGGCCCACTCCACGATGAAGTGAATGCGGACTGGCGTCTTATCCTGATGAATCGCTTCGATGTTGCTCATTATGCAACGATATGCCGGTGGCTGGCGCATTGCGTTCATTCACCGTGCAACTTGACGACTTGCCAAATGTTGCAACTTATGCAACCCATGTGGCATGGATAAATCGCCCCTCGCCATCTTTCGCCAATCAGCGGGCCTGAGCCTTGAGCAGTTCGGGCAGATGCTTGTGCCGCCAGTCGACAAGTCGACTGTTCTGCGCTGGGAACGTGGAACTGTTCGCCTGCCATTCGGGCGGCTCGACGAAGTCGAACGCGTCACCGGGATTTCGCGCCAGCAGTTGAGGCCCGACATATTCGACGCCGGACATTCTTCAAACGACGGCGGACGCGCCGCCGAGGCCGCGCCATGCGCAACTCCTCCCGCGAGTGGCGCGGCCAACCTTTCTCCTACCGGCGCTACGCCCCCGTGCGCCGCAACCGCCGGCGCGCAACAGGTCGCGCGTCCCGCGCCGGCGGAACAGGAGGTGGCACCATGAAACCGCTTCGCCGTTCTCCAGTCATTGCCGCAGTTACCGGCTCGCGAGGTCTTCGTGGCCAGGTTGTGCCTGCCATCGGCGAGGTGCGCCTGAGTGACGACCTGGCCTTGACGCTGCGCCTCGGCGCGGCGGCCTGCGGCGTTGACGAACCGGAATTTGTGCGCCGCGCGATTGCCGAAAAGGCCGAGCGGATTGGGTTGAGTTCTCTTTGTGATTCTGCCTCGCGGGCCGCGAATATTTCTTGTCCTCACGCTGTCGCGCCTTTGGCGCTCGCTGCGGACGGCCGCGACACTTGTCGCGACGCCGGGTCCGGCTTGCGGGCTCTGCCCGAATTCACCAGCGACGGCGACTTGATCGACGTGCCGACATATGCGCGGCGCGACCATTCCGGATTTGCGAGCGGACCATGAGCACATCGACCTTCGGGCCTCCTTAGCGACGCCCGCACACTGAATCACTTCGAACCGTCCGGCACGGAATCTTTTCAGCGAAAAGTTTCCTTGACGGCCTTGATTTGCCTGAGGCGCGCCATGTCGAAACTCGATCCCGATCTCTTCCTCATTGACCCAAGCGAGCGATTGCGCATCAAGAACCGCACAAAGCAGCTGATCAAGCTGGCTGGCGGCCCCGAAATCTTCCAGTACTCGGCCGGTGTGCCGAAAGACATGCTGTCCAAATACGGCTCGATCTCGGAGCCGCACACGATCAATGCGGCTGTGATCGTCGCCCTCGACCGGCAGCTTGAAGCGCCTCTCATGATCAGTGAACTGGCGGCGATGCTCGGCTATCGCCTCGTCCCTATCGACTCGGACGACGACGGCGACGGTCTCGCCATCGATGACGTGCAGGCGATGATAAAAGAGGGCGGCGAGGCCGAATCCGCCTCGCTCGCCGCTGCTGGCGCGACGTGCCTGACGAAGGTTCGGGAGGCGAGGAAGGAAATCGGCGAAGCAAAGCGGGCGTTCGCGCAGGCTGACCGCAAGCTTGCCCGCCAGGAGCGCGGCTTGATGCGGAGGGCTGGTTGATGGCCGCCGGTCTTTCTCCAATCGTCTATGACGCTGCCGCCCTGCATCTGCCGTTGACCGGCCTGATGCGCGGCCAGTGCCGCTGGCCGGTCAATGATGCCGGGCCGGGCCAGCCGCATCTGTTTTGCGGCCAGCCATCCGGCGCAGGCGTCTATTGCCGCCACCATCTGTTGCGCGCGGTGGGGCGCGGCACCGAATCCGAACGCAGCGCCCATCGTGCGCTGGAACGGGAACGCCTGCCGCCTTTGCGGCATGGCTCGCGTGAAACCGCCGAAGGCGGCAAGCGTGACCGCGCAGGGCCAGCACATTCCGAAGGCAAGGGCGACCGCCCGTCGGGCCTGATGGCCCGCCCCGCCGGAGCGGCCCGCGCCAAGGGCGCGGAACAGCCGCGTGAGGTCAGATCATGAACGATCCTGACGTCCGCCATTTCCGCCATGTCGTCAAAGGTGACCGCGCGTTCAATGTGCGGCTGGAGGCTGTTGCACAAAAGCAGGGTCTTTCGGTCGTGGCGCTGGTGCAGGCTCATTTCGACACGATTCTGACCTGGAAGGCCCCGCCGAAAAGGCCGCGCTTTGACCCGAAAAGATTTGATGCCGCCGCTTTTGCCAACCGTCACGGCGTGCCGCTGGGCGCGGCGCTTTTGTGGGTGGAACTGCGCGCATCCTGCGACGACGCGATGTGCGTGCAGCGCGGCCTCAACAGCCTCGCCGCGGCGCTGGTCTCGTCAACCGGCGTGATCGCCGATCGCACCGAAAAACTGCTGGCGGCCGGGCTGATCGAACTGGTCAGGCCCGGCACCCGCTCCAGCGCGGCGGTCTACCGGGTGAGTGACGCTGAATGACCGCGCCTGTCCTGCACGATGCGTCAGACCTTGCCGCGACGGTTCAGCGCGCCGCAGCACTGCTCGATCAGGGCGATGTCGAGGCGGCGCTGATGTTTGCCTCGGCTGCCTATGACACGGCAGACGCGGCGGCGCGGTTTGCCCGGCGTATGCGCGCGGGCCAGCAGCTCGTCGACAAGGCGCGGCGCCTGCAGGGCGATGCGCTGCTGATTGAAGCGCGGGCAAAGATCAAGCTGGCGGCGGACCATGACGCGGCACAAGCAGCCGGTCTCATTCCGGGTCATGGCGGCGACCGCAAGAGCAAGATTTCGAAGCAGAATCTTGATCCTTCGCTTGCCGACACCGGCATGACGCCGCAACAGGTCTTTGAGGCGAGAAAGTTGGCCGAAGCCGAACGCCGTTCGCCCGGCATTGTCGAGCGCGCCATTGCTGCGCGGCTTGCGGCCGGACTGGAACCCAGCCGCGCCAATCTGCGCGCGGCGGTCGGCACGGCAAGCGCCACAAAGCAGGAGCGTGGCGCAAATCTCTATGAAACGCCGCCAGAGGCGATGACGGCGCTGCTGGCGCTGGAGCAGTTTCAGCGCCGGATCTATGAACCGGCCTGCGGGCGCGGCGCGATCGTGCGCCCGCTGGAGGCGGCAGGCCACGACGTGGCGCTGTCTGATCTGGTCGATTACGGCACGGCGACCGGTGACGGCGAATGCCAGGGCGTCGTGGATTTCATGGCCACAGGCCGTGGCGATGGCGACTATGACATCATCACCAATCCGCCGTACGGCGAGGCGCTGAATTCGTTCGTGGCGCATGCGATCCGGGTGCACCGGCCCAAAAAGATGGCGCTGTTGCTCAATCTCAATTTTCTCGCCGGGTTTGTCGACGAAGACCGCAACTTTGCGCTCGACGACAACCCGCCGGCGCGCATTCTCGTCTTCACCCGCCGCCTGCCGATGATGCACCGCGACGGTTATGACGGCCCGGAAGCCTCGAGCCGGATGAACATCGCGTGGTTCATCTGGGAACGCGAGGGCGATCTGGAAACAGGCGCCTATGCGGGGCGTCGCGAGGTGAGCCGCATCGACTGGCAGGCCTTTGACGGGGCGGACCCGCTGGGGGTGGGCCAATGATCCTGACCTGCTACCGCTGTCCGAAACAAATCTGCTGCAAAGGCAATGAACAGCGGCGCGACCTCGTCGCGCGGCTGTTCGGCTGGGTCAGGAAGCCGGCCGGGGGGGGCGCTGGTTCTGCGCCTCGTGTGGCTGAATGACCGCGCTGGCTGAATCCGTCGAGATCAAGCGCGCCATGGCGCGGCTGCGCCGGGCGCTGGAAACCCGCGAGCGGGCGCCGGGCGGTCAGCCTGCGCTGCCTGACGCGCCGCCGCAGGGCCAGCGAGTGAAACGAGCGATGCGGCCCGTGAGGCAAAACATCGAAAGGAACGGCCATGACTGACCCGGTCAACCACCCGGCGCATTACACCGGCCATGCGTCTGGTATCGAGTGCATCTCGATTGCCCGGCACATGAATTTCAACCTCGGCAACGTGCTGAAATACATCTGGCGCGCAGGCCGCAAGGGCGACCAAATCGAAGACCTGAAAA